TTACTTTGATACTCTCTCATTTACTTTATCTTTTATGATCGTTAGAAGTTTTATCACTTCAGCAAAACCTATAATCAATAAGCCAGATACCAATGTAGGAAGAAACCAAATTAAGAATATATTCCAATCAACTACATAAGTTATATCTGCCATATACAAAGCAACTATAATACCTAACGCAATTTCTAATCCTCCAACCCAGAACAATACCTGTGAAATACTACTGGGGTTTGGTTCTTGTATTCCAAAATGCGGCTCTACTGCCTCTTCGTTTCTTTCTTCCATATGTGTCACTCTCCCCATTCCTTATTTTGTTAATTATTCACTCTATTCTAAGGAAAGAAAGGGTATTCCTTCATTATTCTTATTTTATCAATCAATTTTTAATTTGTTATTACAATCATTCCCCCATAAAGGAATACTCCAATGACCCCTAATTTAGCTAAACCTTTGCTAACCATATTCAGAAATGCATATACTCCTATTGATACACCCACCAAGAGAGGGGATACTGTAATATACTCCGCCAAGAGATCAGTCATTCCCTCTTTTGCCCTTCCAACAATCCACTCCGTTACAATACCCATCTTCATTAAGACACTCCTTTCATGGCATCCACCAAGATATTCAACACCATTGGAGTCATCATGACTAACACATAACCTAATCCAGCACCTTGCATCATTGAGAAGCCTTTCTCTTTATTACCAATCATAATAAATAAAGCTCCGCCTAATACCACAACCATTGCAACTGGATAAGCCATAGCCTGAACTAAGCCTATTAATGGATCGAATGCTTTTACAACTGAGTTATACATTTGATCTGAACTTTGAGCAAATACTGGCTTTGCTGTGAAAAATGGTGCTACAGCTAAAGGAGCTAATGAAATGCCATGAAATTTAGTCTTTGCCTTGTAACTACCGTCCATAAACTCACCAAACTTATAAGTCTTCGTTTTCATGTGAATCCCCCTTAGATAAAGTCAGTATTTAAATACACATCTGCGTCTAAACCTTCGCATAATTCCAGCAACTTATTTCTCCTGTATTCTGTTGTGGTCATCCAAATTATCTTGGGTACGTTGCGAAATGCGTTACGTTCAATTAAACGCCTATACTTATCTATTTTCGTTCGATTCTTTTTCATTGTCTGTGTATTATCGACTTCGACAATGAAATACCTGTTATCTAATTGAAAGATTGCATCAGGCACAACTGTTATCTTTCCTAATTTAATACGCATCTCATTTTCCCATGTCTCAGGGCTACCATAAGCAACATACAAAGCGTTTCTCATCAAGTAATGATTAATATTCCCAGTTTTTTTACGTACCTTGTCACACTCAACTCTAGAACGTCCCTTACTGTTCAGGTAGTAGATGTTCTGACCATCTTTAAAAGTGTTGAGATAAGGGCTCATTCGTTGCAATACTTTCTGAGCGTTACGGTCACTTTTTAGATCATGTAAGACTTGTAATTGTCCCCTAGTCATATAGTCAAGCTTTTTCAAGGATAAGAGTATCTGTTCTTCCCTCTCCATTCTCTTTGCCTTGTTCTGATCCATGGTGTTCCCCCTTTACATGGTGTTCCCCCTTTGACCGAATCATAATATGCGGCTTAATAATCCTCTCAATATCTTTTTCTTTAATGTAGGGAGTTTGTGTAGTATGATTTTTAACTCTTCTGAATATTGCTCTTCCTTCAATCTCTGGAATCTCCTCAGCCCCACCTTCATCTAATACGGCTCTACTTTGCACATTGGTTTCTAATCGAAAACACAATCTTACACCGACATTTGCACGTACCTGCGAAGGCAGAGTCTCATTTGTAGGGTATTGAGTTGCATAGATCAGTCTGTAACCTGCCGACCTACCACGTCTTGCAATATCTACAACTATATCCCTGCTTTCATCATCGAGACTTGCTGCCTCATCAATAACAATAAAATCACGTTCTTTTTGTCCTGCCCTTTTAATATCTTTTATGCCATTCTCAAACAACCAATCTAATTTCTTTTCCATGTCCTTTTGAATATTTTCTAATATTCGCTTTGCTTCCTTAGTGCTTCTCCCAAAATTATTAGTTTGTTTTAACCCTTTGAAAGTGCCTAGTTCGGAGCCTCCCTTTAAATCGATCAAATTAAGCCTTACCTTGTCAGGTTGGTTCTTGACTAAAACAGAAATCAAAAGTTTTAAAAAGTCTGATTTTCCAAAACCTGTTGCACCAGCTACAATCATGTGGGGTCTTTTCTCAAAGTCATGAGTCATTAATTTATCCAATGTATATCCAACTGGTACTTTCCACCCTTTAACACTCTCCATCATTTCATCACTATAGGGATACATAGTTTCAAGTCCCTTATCGTAAACCCTAAATTTCAGCATTCCGTCATATTCCATTTCTATATGTTTATCTAATTTAATACGGTTGTTAGCAATGTTTCTGATTTGCTTTAATACATCCTTTTTCCAATTGATACTTTTCAGGTTAGACAAATTAAAATCTGACTGACTCTTATTATTTAGTCCATCGATGAACAGTTGTTTCTTTTCCTCAAAATCATTGAACGATAAGCCAAGTGGAATTTTATAAACATACTCGGTATAATTTTCCTTCCTCGTTTTTCGATAAATCCGAATCCCCTTTTTCACCTTATTTTCTCGGACAAACAATCCTGAACTGTCTGCGATTTTCTGGATCTTCGCATGATCATTTGAGTTTTTGTTCTGATAAAAATAAGTCCCTCCGACCACAGCTAACATACTTGCAGATGAAGCAATCTCAAAGAGCAAATCGCCACCCCTTTCAAGGTATCTTGATAAAGATAGTTGCTGTTCAAGCGAATTTTGATAAAGGTTATGGATTCAGTCATATCAACAACTTTGAAATTCGCATAGATGTTACATTGCCGTATTTGAAAACGTATATGCCTAAGTATAGTAATTGCATAGGTTGTCCTATGACAAATTAGTTCTAATTTATTAAAGGGAAAAGTTGATTTATGTAGAAGTAGTATGCAGGTGATAATATGGAATGTAATTTAAATGAGTGGATAAACAAACGTGGGTATAAGAAAAAATGGCTTGCCTCTCAAATAGGCGTAAGTGGAAATGTTCTTTCAAGATGGTGTAATGGGAGAAGCGAACCATCATTAAGAAATGCTTTAATGCTTGCAGAATTATTGGAGTGTAATGTTGAGGACTTATTCAAATTGAAATAAAAAAACCCTACACCTAATGAAAGATGTAGGGGAAAATAGGATTAAAAGGGTGATTCACTTTACATCTCACTAAATTGTGTAGATGTGTGGTATGGAGAAATTATTTCCATTGTAGTATATATTTTCTTTTTTGTGTAGAAGTAATAAAGCATAAGGTATATTTTTACACTTTCTTTACTTCCTTTATTTTTCTACCCTGTATGACAGGCAGTTTATAAGCAAGTATATGGGCCGTTTCTGCAAATACGATTTCCAAACTAGCGTACTGGAGAAAACTTATCAATTGATACCGCAGCTCTTTAAATTGTCTAGACTTCTTGGGGTTAATTTTGGGGATTTGTAACGAATACAAAGAAGAGAATGTATGAGAGATATCATACAAACAAAAATAAGCCCCTCACGTTTTACTTGGTGTAGGGCTTATTACTAAGTCTTCTTTTATCCAAAGGAGAAAACTTTCTAAGTGTATTATTCTTTATAAAGAATTTCTTTGTCGAACTGTTGTTTCTATGTATCTAACTTGAGTAACGGGGTTTTGCGCACTATATTTAGTGTACTCATTTACGAGCCGTGAAAGTTCTGAAGAATCAATAGGTGACCTTCTCTTGTAAATTGACTTATGCAAATCCTCAAAATAATCAATGGTATATAATTCATCCATTTTTATAAATGATGGTGCATCAAGAGGAGGATTAAAATTATTTATTCTTTCATTAGAAGGAAATAATAATTTCCTCTCTTTTCCTCTTATAGATGAAACATTTAATAAATCTAGAGATGAATTATTATAATTCTCAATTACAAGAAAAGGTCTTTTATAATTACATGGGGTTCCGTTAGCAAAGGGTAAACTTAGTACAAGAGCGTGGCCTGCTATAATCGGCATTAGGAGATTATAACTCCTTGTTGCTCATCAAATGTTAGAGTGTAAGCCTCATCTGGACAACCTAAATTTTCTAACATCGAAAGAAGCTCTTCGTTTAACGTTATTTCATCAGGATCATAATAAAAAGTTACCCCATTAACTACCTCTGATACTTTTGAAGTATCATAATCATCATATGCTTCCAGCATTTGCTTTACTTTCTTCACGTCACCCATGAAAATTCCGTCCATTGGTCGAATGATGCTTCTTGCAGTTTTATAAATATGTGGTTGTTCTGTTTTTGATTCTCTGTAAGGTATTTGCCAACTACTTAATTCGTGATTAAGGTCTGACAATTCTTTCGCTGACATTTCACCAAAGATACTAGCTGTTAATTCTAGTGTGTGGGTTACCTCTTCATTTTCAAAAACAAGCATATTTTCAGATTGCTCAATTAAACCGTAAAGTGAATCTCTATAGGTCAATCGTACGTCATTAATAACTGTGCCATTTTCGTATGCTCTCATTTCTTCAGCAAACAACAATTTCCCATACTTAGCAACATGGATAAGTTGGGAAAAATACAATAATTTCTGCAATTTCATGTTTCCATCAAAAGTGTTACGTGGAGAATCTAGATTATTCTTAATAAACCATTTTGCCACATCAATAGCTTTAGTACTCATTTTTCTACCCCCTTCTACAATAGTATCATTAAATATTACATTTGTGATTTTAAAAATACTTTAAAGTGAATTTTTCACCCACTAATCTCTACATTCCCGTTCATATCTTATATTACACTTTTCCCCCTTTCCATAGACCCTATTTCGACAATTAGGTTAAGAATTCCTTCAATTATAAAAATATTACGTTAATAATGTCATAAAAATTTAGTTGGATATCATCTTTTTCTTGTTGGTCGATACAGCTTACTTTCTTTGTATCCCCGTTCATACCTACCACCTTCACAGGTACGTAGGTGTAATTGTGTCCATTATGGTACTTGAGTTCAACAGTTAGATTATCATTCATAGCCATTTCTAACGCAAATGCATGATCTTGGATCTGCTGCTCATCCAGTACAGGTTTATCAACTCTGGTTTGTTCCTTATAGACTTCCTGAACCATTTGAACGTGTTCAGGCATCATAAGCGAAGTCCATTTTTTAGTACCTCGATCATTAATTTCACGCATAGTCTACGCCTCCCAACAAGAACGGTTGTTCTCATTATATCCAAACAGACTAACCTTAATCAATAAAATATTCCGTTAGTTATTAATCTATTTTTTAGTAACTTATTCATTTTATGGTAAAATAGTCTTACAACAAAGGGGGAAGATGGTATGGAAATAAATTATAGAAATGGCGTGTTCTCTGTGGCTGCTGAAGGTGAATACATACTATTATTAAATAAATGTGTTTTTTATCCACAAAACTTTACAGATGAAGATCTTAATAATGAAGTGTGGATTCAGTTGGCGAGTAAAAAAGAAGGTTTTTGGAAGGTATGGTTATATAACGGGAAGTTATTATTTGAAAAATTAAGTGAGGTGAAGTTATGAGTGCGGATATATGGATGGTTATTCTAACAGGATTATACGTCTTTCTAACTTATCTTATATTAAAATCAAACAAGCGTATGATCGAAGAGACAAAGAACATGACTGACGAAACTAAAATTGCCAGAAACATGGCTTATAGACCTGAAGTTATTGGATTTTTTAAGGAAGAAAATAAAGCATTGTATTTCGAAATTAAAAATATTGGCTCTCGAGTTGCGTTTGATTGCACTTTAAGTTTAGAACCAGGGTTTAATATTTATACTTATTTACCTGAAAACGACTTCATGGATGTTGAGTCTCCTAACTTAGTAAAACGGATAAAAGTATTAGCTCCTGATCAAAGATTAGAACAATTTGTTGGAGATCATCAGGAGATTTTGAAACACTACAAGAATAGTGTTGAATCAAATCCAGATCCAATCAATAATAATGCACTTGATACAAAACTCGTAATTAGGTATTTTGATTACGAAGGAAACTGTTACTCCGAAGAATACGAAGTGACTTTATTAGATTATAACAATCACAAAGGTGTTATAAGGCGAGACACACATGACTTAGTGAATGAAATAATTAAGCTGAATAATACGATAAGTGAGTTGAAATCATTTAGAAGAAAATAACCCCACTAATAAGTGGGGAATTATTTATACTTTCCTACCAAACTGACCAGATACGTATCCTCGCTTACCATCGTAGATAACTTCCCAATATCCTCTAGGATTATTTTTGCCTTTAACAGAGCCTGAAATATTTACCGTAGCGTTCTTTTTAATTGTTCCGATATTTTTGCTACTATTCCTGTCCGGTTTATCCATTACAATTGCAGCGCTGTTAACACCAATAATTTTAATCTTGCCTTTTACTGGACTAGAAGATTTCTTAGGTGTGGCTGTTTTTGGTGCTGCTGATTTACTTCCTCCACGCATCTTGCTTAGAAGAGATATGTTTTGTGGAGCAGTACCTTTATATCTAGAAATACCATATTTAGCAGCCAATTTTGCACGATAGTTGAAGCTAGAATCTACTCCAATACTTTTTAGGTATGTAACAATACTTGTTGTTTTCATGTCTCCATTAGAAGCTGGCTTAGGAGCAGGTTTACTTGCAGTTTCCTTAATTTTAATCTTCTCACCAATTTTAAGTTTTGATGGATCAACAGATGGGTTTAGTTTCTTAAGATCGTCAACAGATAATCCTTCGTTTTCATTTGCAATACTCCAGAAAGTATCACCTTGTTGAATAGTGTGAGTAGAAGCACCAGAAGCAGGAACGCTTGCAAATTCTTTTTCGCCTGAACATACAGCACGGTAGTCAAACTCAGGGCAAGCCTTCCAAGAGTATCCCGGGAATTCATTATGCCCACGAGTACGTTTATAGTTAGGCATATCTTTCTTCAAACAATCTACAAGTTGTTTTAGTGACCGTTTTTGTGCTTCAGTAGGTTTTTCTGATCTAAAGTCTCCTACAAGGCAAATACCAACAGCGAATTTATTTGAGTTACCTACATGATAGCTAAGTACACCTAAGTCATGGTTCCATTCGATTGTACCGTCTTTAAGGATTACAAAGGCATAGGCGATTTCGTGCCATCCATTTGTATGTACATGATAATTTGCAAAAGAATAGGAGTCTCCTTCTTTTGTCAATGAATGATGAATAGCTATGTCCGTTTTAACGCTGACATCATAAACTGGTTGCCAGCCGTTATGAGCAGTCTTCCCACGTAGATCTTTTAACTGGCTTAATTTTTCAAAATGTGCCATTATTTATTCTCTCCTTGATTTAAATTTAAAAAGACTCCCTTAAAAGGAAGCCTTAATCATTTATTCTGGTTATTATTAATACCTGGTTTTTCGTCCGATTTTTCAGAAGCTTTAGTCACTGGCTTTGGAATAGGAAGCCTTTTTTTGTCTAACTTCTTGACTATGTTATCCTCTTTACCAATTTCATGTATGTATTTTGCAATACCCTTGGGAATTGGAATACCCATTCTATCTAGATTCTCAAGTATGGAGATTCCTTCATTTCCTATGTAAAAGAATACTGCCATTGTTCTAAATACGGGTGCTCCTGATCCTACGAGTACATCAAGCATATTCGCTAAAATGATGACTAGAATAAACACTCCTTTCTTAAGAATGCCTCTAAATCCTACTGCACTTTTTAACTGTTTGTTGTAAGCACCTGCAGCCATTCCAGTAAGAAAATCAATAACCATAAATACTGCTAAAACAGTTAAGGATACATGCCACCCTCCTATAAGGAACGCTGTAATTGTTCCCCCTACTGCCAAAATCATTTTTAACTCCATTCTTTTATTCCCCTTCTTAACCATTTTGCTCCTTTGTCTCCTTGTGGGATTACCATGTAATTTCTTTGACTTCTTCAATTGTCTTTGCATCTTTTACTTGAGGCTCTAAAAAGTCTCGAAACTTTGAAATATTATTTTGCTTATGCATAAGAATAGCTACAGTTAACTCACTCATAATTTCGGATGTAACAGGTATCCGTGTGTACTCTCCATCTTTTCTCACTGTCCACATGACTTCATCAACGATTCCTTCTTTCAACACTTCCTTTAGATCCCCGAAGTTTACTTGTGCTTCAAGATCATAAGAAAAATGGTACTCAACTCCATCAATGACATGAAAAAAGCCTGCTAAAATAGCAGACTCACATGCCTTATCTAATTCAATTATCTTCTTTTCTTTGGCATCTTTCAGTACCCCACCAGTATCCTTGAACAGCTTTCTGTTTTCGTATTTGTACGCAAATGGAGAGGATAAAACACCATGATTTTCTTCGACTTCAATTTCAATGCTGTTATTAGACGATGGAGAAGTTCCCCAACCGTCCACCCTACCATCTTCCAATACTTCTATGTAAATTTTTTTCAATCCGTTGGACTCCTTTCTTAATAAGATAGTACATACCTTAATACGTTCAAATCTTGAGGTGCTTCCCTGTTTCTGTCATGTCCATTTATTTCCGTGTCTGAACAATAAACATATTTCATTGAAGTTTCTGGACTTGAAATAGGAGTAGTTCCATTAATACACCACATACCACCTGCTGTTAAATTTGCGAACTCTTTAGGAACGTGTGTGAATCCCCAATGTGAGTTATCGGCACTTCCTGTATACCCACTCCAAACTAATATCCACCCATTAGGACACTCAGACATTTTCTTTGAGGGGGTTATTGTTTGGGAAGCCTGCACATACAAAGCTCCCTCCCAAAGAACCCCATAACCTTCTGTACCTATTGGATTACCATTTAAAATAACAACACCATCTTGTACTCTTAAAAGGTCGTAATCTTCTGGATTTGTAGAACCCGATTCAACACCATTTTTCAAGAAGTTTAAGCCTTCGCCTCCACCACCAGAATAATCATTAAAGAAAAGACCATTTAAACCTACAATGTCAGAGTTATTTAAGTCCATTGCTCCTGCGACATCTTCTTCACTTACATTAGAAGCCCATTTATTTGCACCAAAACGAAGACGGCTATTAATTAAAAGCTCATTTTGATTAGTTGGAAAGTCGTTTATACCAATAGATTTAAGTATAGGGTCAATAAAAAATAAAGGCTGTCCCGTGTCCAATTTTTGAGTTATTGTAGTACTGCCTAGTTCATCCATAACTCTGAACTCGAAGTTATAAGCCTTAGTGGAATCTAGTGTTAAGTTTATTTTTTCGCTTGAAAATTCCCCTCCACTTAAAGTGTGATCTAAGGAAGTCCAAAACCCAAAACCTGTCTCTTCAGAATCCTTGTATCTATACTCAATTTGATTTATTACATTCTTAGGTTCGTTATCTACACTTAACAAGGAAATGTCACCTTTAAGTTGGACTGTTGTAGTTTCCTCAAATCCATTTAATCTCTTTGTAGCTGAAACAATTGAAGGATTACTATAAGGAATCACATCTACTGGAATACTTGTAGTTGTAGTAAGACCCCTACTATCCACAGCTTTTACAACAAGTGATTGGTCATTATTTGCATCAATTGAACCGAAATCAAATTGCACATCATCACTTGAACTATAGTCAGCATTTTTACTTGTACCTGCTATTGTAGCTGAGTACGAAACCATTGAAGCTCCATTTTGAGCAGTTGCTTTTGCAGAAGCAGGAATAGTGACCACAAGGTTAGAATGATTGGAGATTATGTATTGATCGTTTAGTGTAATATCCTTCGTAGTTTGATTTGTGTCTGCATACGTATAATTTTCTTCAAATATCGGATTACTGTTTCTAACGTTGAAATTAAGTAATTCACTTGTGGTACTCCTAACCTTTATGCCATTGTAGAACGTCTCAACTTCAATTGAACCATCTTTACTCTTATCGTTCGGCATCTGATCATATAGACTCGTCTTTTCTGTTGCATCAGGAGTCCAAGAAAATGAAGAGTCTACATCTGTAAATGTCTTCGTGTATGAACCTAATTTTATTCTTAGATTATGTTCAAAATCAGAATGATCTTTATCCAGTGTTCCAGAGATTGTATCATCTACATAAACATAATGATCGAACTTGCTATTTGGTTTACTTGCAGACGGTGCTGTTAAAGTACCATCATAATATCTGCTACCAATCCAATTGTCTCCATCATATGTTTGAAGAATTACATGGGTTGGTGCGCTTGATCTTCCGTCTAACAGTTCAAAAATATTAGTATTCTGTAACAAACTGAATGAAGTTGACTTAGAAGTTTCAGAAGTGGATAGCAACACTTGATTTACGTGTTGTTCATCTCCTGATCTATCAAACACATACATTTCAACTTCATGCCTAAACCTAGAAGAATACCTTTTAATTGTTATTGTACGGTTACTACCTGCTGTCCAAGATGGACTAGAGGTTAAATGTGACTGTCTTGGAATCGTGTTTAATGTAAAGGATTGTTGATCTAAATCAATCCTACCTACCCAACCACTAATATCAACCTCAGCGTCAAAATAACCATCTAATGAAAAATTTCCTTTACCATCATCGTCATGATTAATTGTAAACTCGTAGGTCTGAATCCATTTCTTCTGATTAGCTTTAAGAGCAGCCATACCACTAGCTGTTCTTGTTACAAACGAACCGTTATTATATTGCATTGCACATGTTTTCGTTGCACTTGAGTAAACTGCACCGTAATCATCTCTAGCGATCCAGTACATCTTTGCAGTTACATCAGATTTATTTCCTGATATGTCTTGAGTTGCAGACCAATCAATTTGTAACCTCCAATGTCCATTTACATTCTTTCCAAAACTACCACTTAACGCCATACTATTTATCTATCCTTTCTTAATCAATACTTGGGATGAATGCCAGCCCCTTTATTTCAGGAGAGTCTACAACTACCATCTTTACAGGCTTAATGTTAATTTCTTTATCAACTTGTACTTTAGACACTTCTGTAACATCGCCATTTAACGTAAATACTTTTTCCATATAAACATTTCCCTCTTCATCTGCTACCTCTGAATACCCAGAAAACTCTTCAGGTGTGATTGCTGTATAACCTTTAGTATTGAATGAATTAACCTTGATACCGTTCATATCAATCCTTACATTAGTATTGTAAATTTCTCCATTAGCCATCGACCATTGACGGGGAGAGTCACCTTCGTTGAGCATAATGTTTGTGAAAGTAGCATCAGCATCATTTGACCCTACTCTAAGAGTAATATCATCCTCTTGAGCAATAAAGGTTGCTGAATAATATTTATATCCATCTGTATCCACATCGGTTTCAGTGTATTGAGAAAAGGCTCTACGGTCATCATTCATGTCACCGTTGTAAACTATCACATAAGCACGATTGTCGGAATTAGTTGCTTTAACATACCAAGACATTGTATATTCTTGACCAGCACTAACCTTAATATCTTGGTAAAGGTTTACCCAATCCGTACTCTTCTTGAAGTGAAAACCAGAACCAGCACCGATTTTTTTAAGTTCATCGTTTTGAATGGTTTCAGGTGTTCCACCACCGGTATACCAGAAATCCATATCTGCATAGCCAACAGAGTTGTTGATTAAGTTTGTTCCATTACTTTTAGAAATTTTAAAGTCAAAGGATTCTGCAGACTGTGTAAGTTCAGTCTTTGTGGCATAAGGAGAATAGTCAATATTAGCAATCTTATCGTCGGTGTTTGAATTGATTTCCTCAGCTTTTTGATCTAATTCGTCTTTAGATACCTTGTCGCCAAGTTCTTCTGCATTCGCCTTTTCATCCATTGAGTTTTGATAAGAAGGATTTGACATTACAGTTTTAACCATAGCATCTTCAGTAATCTTTTCTTCTGCATTTCCCACACGTGTATCTAATTGATCTGACATTTCTTTTGCTTTAGTCCATTCATTTTGCTTCATAGTTACGGATTGCTGTATTCTTTTAGCTGCAACAATAGGATCAACTCTTAATTGAGCATATTCCCCTAATACCACACTTCCCTTTTCAGGCTCAGTCGTACTAGATATTTTTTCTAATACACGAGCATTTAAGTAAAGCTCTGGTTCAAATGTTCTGTCTTTAATCATAATCGTGTCACCAATTGAAACATTTCCAATTAGAGAAATATCAACTTCATACTTATACTGAGGCTTATTATGCTTTTCTAATTGAGCACAAGTGTTGTTATACAATTCAGTTGGAGATGAAGCGGAATTATCTTGATAAATACCAAAGATATGTTTTCCATTGTTGCCGTATAATTCTAGGGCTTCTGGATCTGCTACAAAGTCATCACCAGTTTCAAATTTATCCCATTTAGGATCACCAACAGCCTTATCTTTAATCATCATTCCATCTCTAATACCAATCATGGCTGTGAAAAGTTGGTCAGTATTTTTAAGACGTCTTACACCTTGCAGGTTGTTACCATATTCAAATATTTTGTTAGTCTTACTTCCTCGTTTATCATATAGATTGACTACTTTTCTAACTATCCTCGTACCATTAAATTCAACCTTAAACTCAATTTCTGCATCGAATGCTTCTATTGCTTGATGAATTGCATCTAAAGAGGTAGGATAGTCTTGATATTGAATAGTCACTACATTATCGTAATAACTTTCACCTAACTCCCAACCAGTATTTGCAAGTAGCGTACTTACTACTTGGGTTAAATTTTGAGAAGTAAATTCTACAGGTCTAATTCGTTGTGTAAGCAGGTCTGCAGTAGCACCTGGCTCGCATTCTACAGTCTTTATCATTTGTTCCCCATGAATTTCTCGTATTCTTTTTATTCGATAAAACTCACTTCCATTATCATCTGTAAACACAACAAAACCTTCTGTTTCCAGAAGGCTTGCAGTCTTATGAATTACAGGAACATCAAAGGTTAATGTGTTGTATCCATTTAGAATTTGTTCTTTTCTATTGTCGTTTAAAATAGGGCAGCCATTTGGTATTGTATTATCTAAAATGCCTACTGGCTTATACTTAGCGTCTAAAACAAACCACATAGACTACTTCCACCTTTCTTTGAAGTTGATGACACAATCAGTAATTGCATCAGTATCAGAAACGGCAATACCATTTAAGCCCTTATCTAACATTAAAAAGGTTGATGAAGGGTATAACCTATCATAAAATTCTTCACCATTTAAATAAATTTCGCCCTTATCATTGTCAATTATTAGGTCATCGTCAACTCTAAATACAAAATCAATACTGTTCTCTTCAAAAGTAAGATGTTCCCATACAGTTGTGCGCCAGATAAACATATCATCAGTAGGTGCTCTGTCGTCATATGCTCCAATATGGATTTGAACGGCTGCTAAACCTTTTGAGTATGTATCTGATTGATCAATCCAGCTTCCTTCAAGTTTTTTGGTGTATCTTTCTTTATCTGAATCCCAATATCTGATACTTGCTTCCCACTCGTTTCCTTTACGGGAAATCTCCATTCTTCCGTAGAACTGGCTAAAATAATCTTTAGTTCTTCCAAAGTCATTAACAAAATAATGACCTTCTTGATAAGAGCCTGCTCGTGCTTCAAATTTTGGAAAGTCACCAGAAGTGTAATTATCAACCAATGCAACTTTACCAATTTTATTTCCATCTATGTCCAACAAGTAAAGCTCTACTCTGCCCTTTTGATCTTTATTCGTTGCTCTAAATCCTATATGCACATGGGCAGTGAAATCCTGAATTTCTGCTCCTATAGAGTGAATCATTGAAGCTCCATGCCACTTTGTTCCTTCTCCATAATCTTTACCGGATTGTCTGAATGACCTGTTATTCGTTTCAAATTCACCTACAACGCTACCACCATCAACACTAACTCCACTTGTCCAACCATCGAATGAATCCATTTCTCGGTAAACATGTTTAGGCTTAAGGTCTTTAATTACATTTACCTCTTCATCGAACGGCTCTCCAAAGTAAAGCATGTTATTATCTGTAGTTACAGCAAAATCAGTAACGTCTTTAACAAATCTCATAGACATAATTGGTGCAGTTTCTTTGTTACCCTCATTATTTACCATAGTCGTAGGATCTTCTTGATTGCCTTCATACACGTATTGCTTATCAGCTCCATAACCGTGAGGGTCATAACAGACAAATGTAATCTGTCCCTTACCAGAAGAACTGAACCGTTCGATGTCCGTTGAGCTTTCTACGATTGCCATGTAATAGATATTAGGTTTGTCTCTGAGAATAAACTTTTGAGGTTCATCATAGTCTAGCCAATCTGCTAAGTCATCCATCATTTCAAGAAGTGTCCTGTCTTTAGGAACTTTTATTGCTACATCAGCAACGAAAGTTCTAATTCCCAAAGTCTTATTTAAAAACATTTCACCATTTTTCATAGGTATGTTCATGGAATTTACTCTAGCTGGTGGGAGTGTTTGAGGTGTAACCCTTTCAACAATTAAAAAAGAGGGTGTTTCCACCCCCGCATAACTCTTTATTTCACTTGCCATTTAAATCACTCCATGCGCACGATTTTTGTCATTATCTTGTCGTTCTAATTCGTATCTAATTTCCTTAACCAATTCCTGTATATCATTACCTTTCGTATTACCTGTGTAAGCAACATAAACATTATAGTTATAATTGTTATTGCTTGTATTTGAGGTAGTGTTTCCACCTCTGGAATATCCGGCAGATGGTAAATCAGGCTGTGGCATATGAATCATACCAAGTTTTTCACCAGCTTGAAGCCATAACTCCTTCGCTCGATCACGGTATTGTTCGAGTGGAATTACAACTTCCTTTTTATTACCTTCACCGACCATAGCGTAATGCTCTTTATTGATGAATCCACCTTGTTCGTAACCTACATAACCTCCACCCTGAGACATAGCTGCGATACCCGGTGTGTTAAACACAGAGCCATAACGAGACTTAATGTAACGAATAGCTGCAACTGCATTATGTATAGGGTTATAAATATCATTCATACCCTTCATTTTATGAGCATTAAATGTAGGATCAATGGTCTGAAATAAACCCTTAGATGGTATCCCTCGTTTAGCGTTAATATCCCAAAGGTTGATTGCTCTAGGATTGTAGCCAGATTCTTTCTGTGCCTTAACCATCATAGCAGGAAGCCAAGACATAGGTGTATTGGTAACACTAAGTGCTTGTTTTACCCATCCTTCAACCTGCTTATTACTTGCAACTTTACCTGTGAAGCTACCTGCTCCGAATCCCCAATCGTCAATAAGGTCATCAATTAAATTCTTAGACCAACCGCCAATAATACCCGAAACGTTACCTACAGCATTTTTAAAGGTTTTAGGTAAGAGGCTGTCACCGAATCCCATTTTTTCAGCAGCTAGTTTCCATACAGCTTTAGAACCTTTTGTAATTACGTCAAAGTAATCTCCAATACCGTTAGCGTACATAGGCGGAAAATTATAAGAGCTAAGGAGAGCTTCTGTATGAGGGTTTGGAAGTACAGATGAGCCTGCAGGAAGGTTCTTGATAAACTCCGGTCCTTTAGTACCAAGCATAGTCAAACCTTTACCCGGAATATGGGCTAATTCTCGACCTTCTTCGCCTACAATTGCTTCTCCACCGGGATGCCTGTTGCCATTGTGTGTACCTTCTGCGTATTTTCCAACATCTCTGAATCCAGTTGCTTTTTCGCCTTTATGCTTATAGCGTAACTTTACCGTACCCTTTTTCTTAAGTTTATCCATGCCGAATAGGTCTCTAATCCAGTTTACAGCGTCAATAACTCCACCATACATTTTGTCCCAACCATTGAGGACTTCACCAGTTTCCCAGTTTACATCATCAACGTGTTCGCCAGCTTGATCTCGTGCGGAACGAACAACATCCTCATGCATATTGTTAGCATTTCTTACTACACCGTCTTTTTGTAACTCAGCTTCGTCAATTAATTTCTGAGCTTGTTCTTCCGAAATAACCCCTAGAACATCTCGTTGGTATGTAATATTGTCAACAGTATCCTCGTATTGCTTTTCAGCATTTTCAACTGTTTTATCACGTTGTTCTTTTGAGTTAGCTACAACGTCTGCTGCTTGTCTTGCTGTAATGTTTTCAGCTTGGTCTTTTAGCCTACCTAAGATAATCATTTGCTCTTCTTCCGATTCGCTCATAGTTTTCACGGCAGATTCTTTCATTTTGTCCTGAATACCTTCGATTTCTATACGTTCGGATTCTGTTAAAGCACGTTTTTCATTACTTGCCGTATTAACAATTTCAGCTATTTGATCTTCGTACTCTTGCTGTTTTTCTTTTCTTGTAGCATGTTTCTTGTCCATATCTTCAAGTATTTTTGCTTCTTCTTCGGCTGATAAAGCACTACTGTCTTCAAACAATTTCTTAGTTTTCCCAAGTTCTTCCTCGTGTCTTTCGTCCATCTTTGTAAGTATAGTGTTATTCATTTCATCATATTGACCTATTAAGTCTTCAGCCATATCTTTTGTGATTTCCGATTGCGACCATGCCATTTCGTTTAAAGCTAAAGTAGCATCTTCATCCATTTTCATGTAATCCCCAACAGCTTTTTGTGTTGAGTCAGATACTTTATCATTAAACAAATCCATTGAAGGAATAACTTCTTCATTAGCTTCCTTAAAGCCTTTCACTGCCGCAACTACTCCACCGAAAGGAGTTGCTAAGGCTAGTATATTTGTTGCCAAAGGTCCGATCTTCTCATTAAGTTTATCCCAGTTTTTCCATAAGAGGACTCCACCTGCAACAAGTCCGCCAATAGCTGCAACTGTTATTCCTATCGGTCCGGTAGCTAAACCTGCTATAGCTGCACCTAATCCACCTGCACCAGCAATAGAACCAATAACTCCTGAAACAATCGGTACTAACCCACCTATTACCCCTGCAATTGATCCTACAGCCACAAGTAACGGACCTGCTGCGGCAGTTACTGCACCTAATTTAAGGGCAAAATCCTGTGTTTTAGGAGATAAATCATTCCACCAATCAACCATACTGCTTACACCATCAGTTATTTTAGGAAGGATATCTTCCCCAACAGCTAAGAGTTTTTCGCCTAGTGGTACTAAGTCTTCCTGTGCAGTACGAAAAGCAACCTTTAATTTATGACCGAATGACTTATCTACATTTTCACCTGAGTTAGCCATTGCTCCATCAACATTTTCTAGCTCACCAGTAATGTTACCCATAGCGTACATAGAATCTTGTTCAAGGTCTTCCCATTTAGTACCGTATAGCTCTACTCCTATTTGGTTAGCTTCTACTTGATCTTCCATTCCTGAAAGGTCTTTGATTGCAGAGTTATGTAAGTCTTTAATAGTAGCTTCACCATTTTTGAAGTCCTCAAATACACCTTGAGTAGTCGGGGATAATTGACCAATAGCCTCAGCTACCCCTTCAGTTCCATCTTTAGTACGAATTTGAAACTCTTTCATAACATCGTTTATGTAATCGAGATTATAAACACCTGAATCAGTACCCTTTTTCAGTAGTTCAAAATATTCTTCTGCAGAAAATCCCATATCTTTATACAAAGGTGCATACTCAGCAAGATTGTCAAACATTTCATTAGAGAAATTCAAGCCATTTTGAGCACCCCATGCCATTAAATCAAAGGCTTCTTCTGAAGTTTCTCCGAAACCTTGCATAAGGTTATTTCCTGCTCTTGTAACTTCATTTACGTCAGCATCGAATACTCCTGCTAATGTCATTGCGTCTCTGGTTACTTGCTCTAAATCAGACTCATTTAAGTCTTTCATGTTCTGTTTTACTTGAATAATACCATCTTCGACAGCACCCATATCTTCACCGAAACCGTCTTTCCATATATCACGGGCTGTTTGGGTTAATTTTTCAGCTTCTTCTTTAGTCGATCCAAAGTATTGTTGTAATCTCTGCCTTGAAGAATCGGCATCATCAGCAACTTTTCCAAGAGCCGTACCTAAACCACCAATAAGAGGGGTAAGACTTGAAGACAGTTTACCGCCCACATCTTTTGATTTATCACCAAACTTCTCAAGTCCCTCTTGTGCTTTCTTAGCTCTGCTAGTTTGATCTTTTAAGGCTTTCTCAACGTCTTTGATTTGCCTCTCCGTCTTATTCATTGCGTTTTTAGTTTTATTGTACTGTATAAGAAGGTTTTCAGAGGCTTTATCATCTTTCCCTTTAGCCTTTACAGAATCGTCGTATCTTTTCTTCAATTCTTTTAACTTAGCTTCCTGCAAGCCGAATTGTCTGGTAAGCATCTCATTCTTGGCTTTAAGACCATCGGCTGATTGAGCAAAATCTTTAGTACCATCATGGACAGCATCAAACTCAGACTTTACACCTTTCAGCTTTCGGTTTAAATCTACCAAACTGGTAGTTGCTTGCGCTGAATCCAAACCAAGAGAGATCTTAAAAGCACCTAAGCCTTCTGACATAATCCCACCTCTTTTCTTAATTCACTTTTAAAAGAAATCCAACGCATCTATACTCACTCTTTCATTTTTACCAATTTCTCGTTTTTTCGTTTTTGCATTTACATTGGTATTCTGTTGAGGCTTAGTCATTTTCTTTTTCATGTCCCAAATAAGATTCAATTTTCTCATTGTCATTCTCCAAAATCTTTCTTCGGGAATATTTAATTCTTGAGTAGCTAAATAATAGTACCAATCCCAAGCAATAGGATTGTCTTGAGATTGGTTATTTAGTTTTTTGAGTCTTCGTCTTCCTTACTTTCTTCTTTAGAATTGTCCTCTTGCTTAAGTTGTGGGAAGAATAACGTTATACCATCAATAATTACTTCAAATATTTCTTCATAATATTTCTTATCTGCAGCCATAATTTGCCCCAAATATCGACCAACTTGATTAAGAGTAAGGTCAAACTCTTCATTTTCCTTTTCTACTAAGTGTCCAGCTAGTAAAGAAGCATATAGTAATGCACGTAAACATTTAACATCTCCCGTAGCCATTCCATTAACAGCTACGAATGGATCAATATAATGATCTTGTAACTCGCATAAAGCGTTAAAATCAAACGTCAATGGTCTTTCTTTGTCCAACTCGATATTCACTAATTTTGCTTGCTTAAAATCTTTACCTTTAATCATTTATAAATTCCTCATTTCTATAATTGGTTGAAAATAAAAAAAGGGGCAAGGAGATTAAAACTCCCTACCCCTTAGTATTTATAATGTTTTATGCAGTAGTATCTTCAGGAGTTTCATAAACAGCGTCAAACCAAGTGTCTGTTGTGCCAGCTCCTACTTCTTCATCGTCAGAATCTACTCTTGCTCTCCATTGTCCATCATCACGTTTAACGAATGTACCAGAAATAGACTGAGTTTGGTGGTCAGCAGAGTCAGCTTGTGTTTGGAAAGTCTCTTCTGGTGATTGGAATTTACCTTTGTAAAGCCAAACATAACGATATTCACCATTTGACTTCTTAGAACGGAAGCCCATAGCAAAGAAAGGTGCTAAATCCTTAGCTGAGTCAATCACTACTCCGTTAGAATCCTTTTCTTTACCAAGTAAGAGTGCATAATTTTCTGAACCTAATTCGTTAATTGTAAATGAAACTTCAACAGAAGAGAACTGTGTAATGATCTCAGCAACCGTATCATCTGCGAATAGATTTTGAGTATCAACAGATGGTGTAATGTTAGCGTCAATCGCATCTTTAATATGTACAGGTGTGTCGTAAGTTTCCACACCGTCTACTTCTTCTAATTTTGCAACGTATAATTTATCTAGACCAACTAAAGCCATTCTAATTTCCTTCTTTCATAATAATTTTTTATGAGCAGGGCAGCATATCCACCTTCTACTCGACTTGCTTATTCAACCTAAAGGACAAGTTTTTACGGTACGTTTTTGTACTAATATCATACAACTCCATAGCCCAAGTCCTTCTAAATCCATGTTCCTTTAAAGCATCTTTAACTTGCTGTTCCAATGTTTCAAGATTTCCCTTGCTATAAAGATCAACTTGTATACTATAAATCGTTGATTTCTCATCATCGTCAGCAATCAATCCTGACCTTTCGTTATAAGTGAAGAATGTTATATAAGTTGTTTCCGAACCTGTATAATGGTGAAAAGCAACAGGGGCATAAGGTTTAAGAGCATTTATGATAGTTGAATTTACACTCATAATTTAGTCGCCTTCCTTATTACTTCACCCATTGCTTGCTGAATCTCTCCTACACTGTTCTCTAATGAAGGACGCATAAACGGTTTTGCGGGAATTGAAGGAGTAGTATAAGTCTTACCATCTTTACCTTTGTATGTACCGCTTTTAGCACCGACTTCATGGAAAAATAAATAAAAGAAATCATCAGATACACCAATATCGTACAGGTCTTCATTTACATTCTTAACAACCTTGAAATTATCACGGGCATGTCGCTTATTTTGGCTTGATACAGGCACATTAGGATGCTTCTCGATCTTACTTTTTACGACTTCTGCGCCTGTTTTCATAGCCTTATCTTTCGTTTCACCGTCAAGATTTTTAGCCATCTTAGCTATTTCCCTAGTTAAATCATCGAATTTTTCTAATCCTTGAACGCCAAACTTGGACATTAAGACACTTCCCTTCCCATAATAGTTAGGGTAATATTTGCCTCATTGTCGTTAATGACTGATTCAATTTCATAAACCCTATCTTTGTAGATAACTTTCATACTATCATCTACGTGTAACCCTTTACGATAACGAATAATAAACCTTGTGATATTCTCAGTCTGATCTGCTTTAGCTTTGTGATATTCTTGTGCTGAGACAGGTTTAACCTTTGCTCGGACACTGTAAGTAGTAGGCTCAGGGTTTTCAATTAAATATCCATCATGGTCATACTGTGGCTCATCAGATGATTTACCTTGTATTTTGATACGCTTATTAAGATCCCCTGCTGAAATCATTCCTCTTCTTCCTCTACATGTGTATAAGTCAACTGAGCCAGTAAAGCTCTTACAGTGAAATCCACTTTATTTACAGCAACGTGTGAACTGGAAACAATTGACCTGTGATCATACCAGTGTGAAGTGAGCAATTTAACTATCAATTTTGCAGTGTCAGGCTGTTCATCTTCAAATTTGAATCCCGTAGCCCTCTTTACATAGTCTTCAGCAGCCAGAATAAAACTGTTAATATCCGCATCTTCTTCAATATCATCTGGTTCCAATCTCAAATAGCTTTTCATTTCGTCTAGGGTGACTAAAATTGGTTCTAACATTTAATCGCCTCCCCTAATTTAAGAAGGGGCTTATAAGCCCCATTTCAATTATGCAGTTTCAGTCACGTCAATTTCTGCTAGTACATATGCACTTGAATCAGCCTGACGCACGTCAAACCTCTCAACTACACGAGCAACGTTTTGGTTCTTAGTGAATCCAGCTTCTGTAGAAACAGCTACTTCATAAACGCCACGGTCAAAGAATTTAGCACCTTCGCTAGTAGCACCGATAAACATTGGAGCTTTGTATCCATCAGTTTCATCACCAGTTGTAGGAAGTTCTGCGTTAGAATAAACGTGTACTGGAAGACCAAGTACTAGGTATTGAGTAGCGTTTGCAGGGTCTTTCTGAAGTAATGGACGACCATTTTCATCTTCCATACCATCAAGAGCATTGAAAGCGTCTTGGTTCATAGCCATTACAGCCAGTGCTTTGATTGCAGGATCAAGGTCAACATTAACGATTTTCTTAAGAGATTTAAGGTCAGTAACAGCTTTAGCAGTCTTACCTTGTTTAAGTGCAGCAAAGATTTTAGCATTTTCAGTACGAATAGCTTTCTTAGCGAAATGTCCATTAAGGAAATTCATGAAATTAGCTGTTTCGTCTTGAAGGAAACTACGAGAAATAGGAGTTACAGAACCATAGTTAGCAACTTTGTACTCAATGTTACGGAATTTAGGCTGTTGTTCAGCAAGACCACTGTTATCTTCGTCAAAGTTTACAAGCTCAGTAATACCAGCAAGGTCTTCTTGTACGAAAGAACCGGCTTCAGTAGATACAGGAACAGTACCAATGATGTCTTTTGCAGACTTATATTGACGCTTAAGTTCGTTAATTTCATTTTTGATTTCTTCTGGTACTAGGTATCCTCCCTCAGCACTAACAGATGCTTGAACAAGAGCTCTTTCTTCTTGTGTAAGAGACTTCCCTTGTACTGCTTTAGTAAATACTGTACGGATCTCTAATTTTTGTTCTTTGTTATCACGTTTTTCCATTTTAATTTCCACCTCACGCTGTTCTTCTTTATCAAGTTCCATTTGGATTTCAATTTGTTTTTCTAGTGAACGTAATTCTTCTAACTTAGTACTTGCTTCCTCAATCTTGTTTTCTGCGTTTAGAGAACGCACTTCTTCTTTAAGTCCAGCCTTCATTTGCTTTAATTCATCTACTTTTTTCATTTAAAATTACCTCTTCCATTAATTTTTGGTATTAAAAAAGAACTTTCCTTTTAGAAAAGTTCCAGTTCAATTTCTATTTGTTTTTGTCGAAGTGCTCTTGCTTCCTTTTGTGCTTGAGCCTTCCTTAAATCTTCTTGAGCTTTCTTATGATCCTCTAGACTACGTTGTGCAATCGTTGATTCACTTGCCTGATAAGCAGGGTATGTAACTACAGATACATCGAAAATTTTGTCGAAACGCTTTATGGTACGTAAGTAAATATCATTTTGTTCATCATATTCCCATTCGTCACCGTCACCTGTAATACTGAATCCAAAGGAGCTTTGATCTATGTCGCCTCGCCCCATAGAGAAGGCTAAATCTCGTGCAAAAGACGTATCTGGTGGATCAATTATGTATTTTAGACCGAACTCGTCAACTTCGAGAGTTAATGTTCCTGATTTTGAGCGAGCTAACACCATATTAGGATCGTGATTAAAAAGTCCTCTCACATCACTCATATCAGCACCATTTAATGCAGATGGATCTATAACTTCCACAAATCCACCTAGATTCTCTGATTTTGAGTTAAATTTAAGAGCATAACCAACAATAACCTGTTTATTCTCATCATTCTCGCTTGCTCTAAGCTCAATCGGCATCGTTAGAGTCCTTGTTTCCTTGTTCATCGTCAATGTTTTCACCTCCTTCAAAGGCATCTTTGCCCTGACTTTCATAAGCCATTCCTACTTTATCAAGAGGTTGCATTGTTCCATTGACAATTAATCGGTCTCCGCCTTCTGCAGATATCAAATCTTCCTTTTTCCTTGCTTCATTTGGCTTCAAGAAACCCTTTTCAATTCCTATCGCATAAGCGTCATAACGAGTCTTAATATCAGCTCTGAGGATAGCATCAACATTAAACTTAAAGAATTTACCTTGGTTAATTTCCTTCTCAGTTAGTAACTTGTATGTAAGTTCTTGCTCATACATAGTGAGGATGGATTGTAATGTATCTCGATAAAATTCTTCATTCTGCTGAGTAACATTATTAAATTTAGCCCCAGACAAATCATTGATCATATGCTGCTTGATACCAAATGCACTTGCTATCTGTCTGATTGACAAGTTAGTTATTTCAAAGAATTGAGCATCAGCCATTGAAGTATTTATGGTTTGAAATTGGTATCCCGGTGGAACAGGCAGGATCTTACCTACGTTATCCATACCATTAGCCATTTTTTCAAACCTTTGTTTGACTCTGTTGATAGCTTCTGGTTCAATATCTCCAGTGTATTGTAAAAGCCCTTTAGCTGTTAGACCGCCTTTAAAATACTTATTTACATAATCAGAACTGTATTGCAGATTCTCTACAACAGTTGATAAGTAATCCTTGATCGGCATACCGTGAATACCATCACGAGTTAAACCTTTGAAATGTAAAACTTCTTCACTTCTGAACTTAAACTCTCTTGTATTCTGTTTGTAAACGTACCAAATAGCACTGTCTTTACCAATAATGGCATTATTATCAACCCAAATTTCAACATTAGCCATATCTAATGGATGCAAACCTTCCACTTTACCGTTAGGTGCAGTATGGATAGCAACAACAGAGTGACCGAAATAATTACGTTGAAACTCGACCATCTTCCAAAAATCAGAGGAAGACATGTTCTTATTAGGTCTTAACTTCATTTTATTATGTAGATAATGCTTACTAGCAACATCTGTTCCATTAGTGGACTCTTCATACAACTTTAATGGGAGTTTCGACACAGTATCACTAAGAATACGTAAACAAGTATAGAATGTAGCTTCACGAGCTTTATTACTCGATATACCGTCTATGTCAATCCCTAATGACCTTGCAAGTTCTTCATCAGTTGTTGTTAAACTTCTCTTACTAATCTTGTTTTTCTTGAATAGCAACTAATTCACCTCCCTCCACGAGCAAGTATATTGGAATCCAAGAAACCTAAGCCCACAAGTACCATAAATACGCCTGCTACATACAAGGCAGGTGCAATTCCAAATGAAATCAATGTTGCAACTACGATTAGCAGCAATCCTAAGAAAATCAATACGTCTTCTACATTGTCAGTTACAAATTCGACTGTATTCTTACTCTTTTTTAGAGTTTTAACTTTAGTTTTAGAACATGTTTTCTTAATCTTAGACCATGTTTCCTTCAATTTTTCTTTCACCTTATCACCATCCCAACTTATCTAACTCTTCGTCACTGTAATTACCTACATCGCCGTATTGATAATGGAATCTTGCATGAGCATGTGCGGTTATAATACTTGCTACTGGATCAATTCTTTGACTTGATTTCGATTTATCCAACATGAAATTTTCGTTATGATCCATTTTTGTGACAGCATTACCCATAGCAAAATTAATTACAGGGTTATTATCATGAATTATTTTTTCTTGATACACCAATTCTCTAAAATCTTTTGAAGCTGGTGCTAATGTCTTCATACCTTGAACGACTTTAACTGTTATGTAACCTAAATCTGCAGCATTATTAGCAAATTGAGTGGCGTTCCAATCGTCATAATAGAGAGCTTTAACTTTCCAATTGTACTTTTCAACCTGTTCGTCTATATACTTTTGCAGAAACCGATAATCCACTACATCTCCGGGGGTAAATGAGAGCCAACCTTGACGTTCGTATAAGTCATACGGCACTTTGTCGGTATTCATCTTAGACATTAACGTATTCTCAGGCATAAACGAGTGTCCTTTGACAACAAATTTATCTTCGCCAATAGGTATTAAAAAAGCCACACTCGTTAAATCGAGAGTAGCACTCAAATCTATTCCTATATAAACTTCTTTACCTGAGATATCAGGAAGGCTTTCACCCTTTCCAATACCACAATTATTCCAACGTTTAAGATCCATATAGCCATTTTCTTTTGCTTGAACCCAAATATTCATGTGTTTAGTTAGAAATTCAGTCATTTTTTCTGGTTGTTCTAAGGCTACTTTCAATCTGCTTCTTAAAGCATCCATACCTTCTTCATAAGTAGCAACGATGGGGTTTGCCTTTATCCAGTTTTTTTCCAATTTTATGTCATCTTCTGGCTCTAATTCGCAGATCATAGCGAAATATTCATCATTATCGACAGTACTTTCAGGGTCTAATATTTTAGATACGTATTCATACTCTTTAAAGCAAGGAACATTTAAATCAAGACCTGCTGTGGTTATGACTACATGGAGGGTGTTCAGCCTACCAATCATACCTGATAATAAAACGTCAAATATTTCAGATGTCTCATGGGCATGGTACTCATCAATAATATTAAGAGAAGGGAATTTACCATCTCCGGTTTTTCTCGCTTCTTTAGATAATGGTTGAATTACAGATCCACTTTTTTTATGTGTAATGACTCCGTAAGAGGTCTTGTATTTACCACTTAAGAATTTTGCATTATCAATTTGATCTAATATCTGTTGATACACAATCTTCGACTGTTCTTTGGTTACGCCAGCTATGTAAATCTGTTGTTTTTCTTCGCTTAAGAAACCTACATATGATGCTATTAATGCTTGCAGTTGCGATTTCGCTTGTTTCCTAGCTAATTGTATGTAAACACGTTTGAACTTTCGTGTATGGTTCTTTTTAGACTTCCAACAAAAGATATTTGCAACTAGAAACAACTGGAAATCAGTTAACTCAATAGGTTGATTAGCAAGTTTTCCTTCAACATGCTTGAACATTTTTGCCCAATCGTAGAAATCAATCAGCTCATCACCATCGAAGTAATACTCAAAATCATCATCTTCAATCTTATTTACATCGTCAAAGAACCTTTGACATGCTTGGACGTGCTTTTTGCAAGCCAGAATATCCCCTTCAACTATGTCAGTTGCATAACTCCATACTCTTTCAATCAGGCTCATACTCGACCACCAAATTTATTGCCTTCATCATCTTCTTTGACTTCATTAATCATGTTTCTAGCTAATGAAGCACGAGCAGCAGGCGTTAATCCAAACTCACCCATTAATTTGCTCATCTGATCAAAGGCTTGTTTCTTCTTAGTCAGGAGTGGATGAGGAATACTGTTTGTTGCCCCTGCTTTGTTCGTTTGCTCAATAGTAAAACCTTCTTCTTCAACGGTTCTTGTACATTCTATGTAATCAAGTAAAGCATCAGCGTATAAGGCTAAAGCATTGACATCAACATTCTTAAGTAATCCAGAACCCTTGAACTCTTTAACCAGTTTATTAAAGTGTTTCTTAGCTTCTTTCCTAAGCCAAGTTGGTGCTCTAACTGCATCGTCTTTAAAATTCATGTCCTCTTCTGCTTGCTTTCTTTTTTCTAATTCATCATTAGAACGATGACTCTTTGAACCCTCTAACAAATGCAAATGAGCAGGTTTTGCTTTTCTTCCCATCGGTATCACTCCTTTCTAAGTGGATTTACTTTTCCCCATCCCCAAATTAAAGGGGAGTTTGTTCACAGAAGACTTGCCGGCGACTACTGAAACATATTTTAAAGTTTTCGACTATCCCCCCATGCCATAAAAAATTTTTCTTCATCAATCTCTCAATTTAAAAAATTCATTTTACTTTTTCATTCATAATTTTATTCAATAAAAAAACATTCGATCAAATATTAATCACGAATGTCTCACCATATTCTAATTCCATAACCATAAACCCTAAACCTTATTCCATAATGCTAATTCCTAATCCTATTGCCTAATACCTATTGCTTAGTCCTATGTATGGATTGGTGACAGGAAACACAAACACTTTGTAAGTTACTTAGTGTTAACCTTAGTGACCAATCTTCCTTGACCTCAACGATGTGGTGAACAATGTCAACAGGTGTTAGCTTATCCTTGGTCATACATATCTCACACAATGGATTCATCTGTCTCTTCACATTCCTTAGATTGATCCATGCTTTACTTGAATAGAACTTCTGTTCTCTCTTATCATTACGATTCTTCTTGTATTCTTTATGTACTTCTTTACTATGCTTATCACAGTACGTATCCTTAGTTAGTACAGGGCAATGCAAATAGGCACATGCTTTAAAAGACTTACCAGGCATAGATAAATACCTACCCTTCTCAAATAAATCCCTTCCGTTACAAACGGGGTAGCCCATCTAAAACACTTACCCCATCAATACACTGTGGGTATCCCTAACCTTACAGTCAGATACCCTTTAACAATAACGGCATAGCTATATCAATACAGTGAGATAGGCTATTACATAATGGCATAAGAAAAGAGGTACAGCATAAGCCATACCCCTATCGTGTAGAACACTATCCCCTATTTAGTTACTCATCATCTAACCCTAACTCCCGTATCTTCTCAGTTACTAACCTCTCAATAACAAATGCAGCAGAGATGTTAAGTTTGCTACCTGTCTGTTTGTATAACTCTTCCTTATAATGAGCTACTAACTTTTCCATATCATCTACAGTATCCTGTTCTAATCTGTAACTCTTTTGCACCTTCAAAATAAACACTCCTAATATACGATCACCAATATCTACTTAATTATAACTGTTGCATTAATTATTGGCATTCCGGTAGATTCATCAGGATCTCCAACAGTCCCATAAACCGTTACGATGTCACCTTCAGCATAAGCTGCTTCAGTAGTGTTGACTAGTTGCACTTCATACATCCCGACCCCATCGCCTTCTTCTGACGATATAGTGAACTGTTCAAATACAGAGTCATCAACTAACGCACTTACTTCGCCTTCAACAAAAACTTTTGTTCCAACTTCAGTTTCACCACTGTTTATTGCTACAAAGTCTGCTTCTACAGCTTCATTCATTAATTCCTCATTTAGTTCTTCTGGAGTTTCTTCATCTTCGTTACTCTCTTCATCTACATTAGTTGTATCGTTTTCTGATGAGTAATCACTTGAATCAGAACTTTCTTCACTCTCGGCAGATCCACAACCAACGACACTAACTAGTAACCCAGCAAGAACAAACAAAGGAAGCAGCTTTTTAGTTTTCATCCCATCGTCCCTTTTAGAGTATTTTGAAACTAATATCATTGTAATTCAATTGTCTTACATAAGTCAACCGTTTGTTTTACATTTAATTCATTTTCGATTATGTATCTATACAACTCATTTGGTTTTAAAACCATATCCTTATCAAACAATAATGTAGTTATAATTTCACTGCAGATGTATGCGTTTGGTGCATTCCAAGGGCGTTGAATTAAATAAGAGATGATCTGTCGATAGTCATACCAACGCCCCGTAAGACTTGCAGCATTACGAACAATCATGTCTTTCCTTATATCGCTCAAAGGTATCCTCACTACTTCATAATCATTAAATTCCATTGGCACTATCCGTACTCGTGTATTCCATTGAGACTCAATACAATGAGTATTAGAAATCATCAAAGCAACATGGGAAAACTCTCCCTGGTCAAACAGTCGCACTAGAAAAGAAACAGGTGATTTACCTCGAACGAAGATTATGTCTCCTATTTCCATATCTAATTTGTTCATTTTTCTTCAAAAGAACCTGACTTTTCAATAGTTTCTTGATGATAAGTACTTATATCAAATGCTCCTTCTTCATTCATCTCAGTCAATTTCTGGTTAGTTTTGTCCATCTGAGCATTAAGTTTTTTAAACATTTCCATCTTACGTTTGTTGCTTTCCTCGAGAGCTTCGATAGCCTTGTTGAATCGCTGTATTTCTATATCATAATAATCAGTCATACTTATTCCATCCTTTCTAATAAAATAAAAAGCCACTCTTAAGGGAGTGACTTAAAGTCCTAATAAATCTTTTTTCTTACTATTAAATTCTTCTGCAGTTATAATTCCGTCATCAAGTAGTTCTTTATACTTCCTTAACTCATCTGCATCACTAGACTGGCCAGATATTTGCCTTTGGGAGGAGTAGTATTCGTTCTGCAGCGATTCAATAAGTTGCTTTAATTCTTTAGCCTGATTTAATTCCTTTTTAGTAAATGTAATGGTGTTTTCATCTTTAACAGCGTCCATTACTCCACCCTTACTTTCTGATGCACCGCTGTAAGCAAATTGAATATATCCAGTAGTAACTTTAGGCTCTTTTAGTTGTATTGCTGAAATTTCCCTAATGGGTATATTCTTTTCACCTTTGGAACCTTGCACGAAAAAGTTTTGCATTCCCTTTCGAGTCCAACGTAAATACCCATTCTCTACAGTCACAAAGAATTTGCCGTTTGATTTAAAAACAAATTCAGGCATAATTTTTTAACCCCCTTTTATCTAATTATTCACTACAATATTTCGACACACAGTTTTTTTCTCCTTCTTTTAAACCAGTATTAAATCAGGTGCTTTTATACGTCTCTTACCATCTTTAAGAAATAAATTAGAATTTATTGTCCTTAAAGTTTTAGTCAACTACCATACCTCTTCGTAGAGTTTAGGCCATATTCATCAGTTTATTACTCATCTAGTTCCCTTCCAGGTCGATTAATTTTTCTATCAACCGAATGTAATTGGTTATTAACAAGATCTAAAACTTGATCATGACGGTCTATTTCTTCATCCAAAGATTCGACTTGATCCCTTAATTCGTCAAGAGTCTTTTTCTGCTTTTCAATTATTTCTTTGTACTTCCTTTTCTCTTCAGTTCGAAGCTCACTAAAATATAGAAGATAAAAAGTAATTCCTAGTGTCATTAAAAATAAATAATTTGCTGTTATTTCTAATTTACCTTCAGGGATATTGTTTAATAAATTTACATTGGGCAATACTATGATGGCAAAAAAAGCGCCTAGATAATTAAATTCTATAAACCATTCAAACCACTTAGCCTTTCTCTCTGATAATGCCCCTAATTCAAATCTTATTTTTGTAAAATCTGCAGTAGCAAGAAAGAAAGAAGAGACGGTTAGTCCTAATAGCAATTGAACATCTAAGTTGACAAAGCCTAGAATATACAGACTCGCATAAAGGATAAATACAAAACCGATAGTATAAGAGAATTTATTCGTCATATTACCACCTCTATCTAATCATCTTCGACAGAAAGTGATATAATCCTTCTCTTGGAATTTTAAAAAGCACCCACACAAAATGTGCAAGTGCCTTAAAACTCTAACCTTAGTAATAAACAATATCGTCAGTTGCATCCACATTCGATGAAGTCTCTTCTAACAACTTCCTAGTGGTAATTAAACTATAGATATTATCTATTTTCCTGTAAAATTCCTCTAAATGATTCTCATTAGTATCTTGTTCGTTATTAAAGTAGAAAACGTTATTTGGAACTTCGACCTTCAAAGTTTGCCTATCAGATTTTTGATAGTCTAATTCAAGCACAATCGATTTGATCTCTTGGTAATTATAATTACTAATCCAAAACATGTTTCTCTTCTCATCAATCGAAACGTGAGTTAATGAGCTATCATTAAACAAAAACATTTCTAAGAGTTCATTAGTAAAAATATTCTTAGGATAAAAAACCTTGGGCTCTCCAATTTTAAGCTTTTTCAACTTTAAAATTGCTTGATGGTAAACTGCTGTTGGTTTACCTTTTAATGAAGAGTAATTTTTCTGAAAGTCTCCAAGTGTTAATGCCATCATTTCACCCCCTTCAGCCTACTACTTCTAGACTAAAAAGAGAAATCCTGCTAGATTCTGTAAATTTCATGTATGCTATTCCTTGCCTTTGCATTCTTCAACTGCTTTACTTATCGCTTGTTGTCTAGTCTCTCCATACGTAAACGTTCTAAATTGATTTGCCGAGTCTGCTCTAAAACAAGAAATTTCATAACCTTCTCCTACTTGCCAAATGTCATACATGAAGACCCCATCCTCGGTTCGATAAACTTCACGCTCTGGTTTTATATACACCTTATATCCCTCCTTCCATCTATCGTATACATTACTCTTTCGAGGGAACTAAGAGAAAAACCTGCAAAAATATGTAAAATTTTAATTTTATTTGACCTAAGTTTATATTATGTATTAAATTAAACCATTTGTTAAACGCTTGTGTGACTTACCTTTCAGTAAATAATAAACAGTATTATAATGCTTCTCATAGGCTTCGCTCATTGCAAGCACAAACGAGGAAAACTTAAATCCTTTAGTATCTCTAAATTCTATAAATTGCTCTAAGATCTCACAAACTTCATCATCTCTAAGTCGCTTAAATTTTCCTAACTTACCACGTACATTAGGATCATACTGATCTTCATATTGTTGTTTGCGTGTGCATAGCGACATTTTATAAAAGCTATCGGGATTCTCCCCAAACTTATCGTCGTGATTTATTTCCAATCCCTGATTGAGCCACCAATTACATTTAACTCCCATACCTGCACTCATAATTAAACTATGTACTGAATAAGGAGAAGATTTACCATTAACTTTGAGTGTAGTATAGCGATATCCAAAACGATTCGCTTTTTGTTTTAGGTAGCGATTACTCTTAACGCTCCAAATTAATCCCTTGTCTAAATCTGCTAAATACTCCTTACTAAAATCCAACTCCGGAATTGGTACTAAAACTGTTTCTTCTTTCATCTAAAACATCCTTCTATAATTTTTTGGTAATGTACAATCGCTTATACATTCCATTCGACTTCATCCACTATTCGGTAATATTAAAATGGACTCCAGATAGCTAACCTGAAGCCCGCACACTACCAAAAAGGACTTAAGGATGAGAAAAGCCCAATGCAACACATAAAAAGATACCCTGCCAATAAGACAGGGCTATATAAGGAGAAAATATTAATATTCCCAACGCTTCTCACCGTTGGATAATTCGCTGTAAAATTTAATTTATCTCTTGCAATTCCATTGACTATCCTTTAATATAGAATTAAGCAATAAATAATCAGGAGAAGTTTGTGATTTTTTAAGTAAAAATAATAAAAAAGAGAAGAGAACGCACCTACTGGTCTTTTAGACTTTCAATGGGCGAAATCAAAGACTAGTCTTCGCACTACATTCTCCCTCTATATTGGAAACTTCACAAACCCCTATAAATCAACCTATATGGCTATTTTTGCGAACTTTTTTCAGTAAATATTGACAAAAACGTCTCTCTATGAGTTGTGTAAAGCATATTCATCATTTTACTAGCAATCTTACTCTTATTATTCAACACATTCTTAATTATGTAATACATGGTGTCCTCATTAATCTTCTTCTTTTCTATGTAAAACTGACAATACTTTACTACATTGTCCATCGCTTCAAACTGTTCAGTTTCATTAGAATACTTTTTAGCCTTAATACTATTTACTTGTCTGACCATTTTACCAACTCGGTCAAGGATATCGTTATGTTGTTTTTTATTTACATTACGTTTTGGGTATGTATTCATTAATTTCATTATGTCAATGTTATCAAGTGGTTCTGATCGTTCAATATTATCCAGTATGTTATGTAAGTAGTCCATTGATGTCTTATAAGCTGTTACCCTATCTTTAATAGTTTTACTTTGCTTAACTGTTTTAAAAAATAAAGGTTTCAACGGCTTCAAATCTGTCGTCTCTTCCATGTATTCGATCTCATCACCAATATTGAGGTCATATAGTTTTTTAGCCATATCTATTGAGATCTCTGAAAGAATGGTGAATATTTCTGTTTTCTTTAACAACTCCTCTAATACTTCATCGTCTTCTCCATTTGTCTTTCCATCCCAATACAAACTAAGGATCTCTTGAGCCAGATTAACAACTGTACCAATGTTATCTGTAGACTCACCTAAAACATGATCGATTTCAGATTTATCTAGCATATTCAATTTATAATTCTTCTTCTGACTTTTTACGTTGTTGATTGACACCGGATATTTGCCATCCATCTCTTTTGCTCGCTGTAGAAGGATTTCAGAATCGAATAAGCAAACGACATCTCCGTCTTGGTCAGCTCCCGATAAAATATCTAAAACAGGAAATCCAATAACGTTAATAGCTACAACGTTACTTCCTAAATTGAAATACTTGTCAATTTTATCACTTTTAACATTATCAGTTATTAACACATTCGATGGGCTAGTATGTGGATTTCTGAAACCAACGTACTCTTTACCAAAAGGAAATAATTCAGTATGTATTTGATTACCTTTTAATGGTTGCTGATCTTCTTTTATGTTATGAATATCAAACTTGCGAATACTATGTAAAAGCATTTCATAGCAATTACCGATTAAAACACAGTAGTCACCGGGTATTCTTAGCTTACCCCTCTTAATGTGGTTTTTAAATCTATTCTTTTCAGCTTTTCGGAAATCACGAAACATTTTAGTTTGTACGAAGTCGGAGTTATGTCGGTACAAATCAATTAACATTTCGTTCATGTTCACTTCATTAATGCCTTTATACAGATGCTCAATATATTCATCATCATTAGATAAATTTCTTATGTATTTCACATCAAACTCTGATAGTTTTTCAACATCTTCCTCTGTAAGTTGCATTGAATTTATCATCTGATAACTGGTTTGTTGAACAAACTGCCCATCATCGTTTGTTCCTCTACTTGTTTTTGATTCAGATTTACAAACACCGAATACATTACCTTCAGTTTCTACAAACTGTCTCCAATAGTCCCACATCTGTCTTTCTTTATTGCCCCCTGAGAATAAGTGGCTGAATTTCAGAAACTTAGCAGACGAAGGAGTAGTGATCATGTCTACATCCTTAGCTTTAATTGGCTGATTAAACATGTTCTTAATTTCCCATTCGTCAAAAGAAGTATCCTCTGGACAATTAGCTTCCATAAAATCAGTTATGTTTGTAGAAAAGCTAGCTGTTTTAAACATGTGGTTTCTAAGTTGCAGCATATGTTCATCTACTTTAAAAAATTTACTATGTAATAAGCTTTGACCGTCAAATAAACTATTGGTTATTTCGGCATTTTCATCTAATATACAGTCCAGGAATCCATTTTTACCTTTTTGGACTACATTAGCCTTCCAGTTAAATGTACTTTCTACATCATCCACAATCAAGATTTTGTTTGGGTCAATGTTAAGTGTCTTTTCAATACTAGATCCAACCAAGCTCTCATATGCCATTAAAGAAGCTAAGTCAACATTAAAATTCTTGTGAAAAGGAAGTTCCATTCTCGACCACTTAATCATCTTGCTATAAAGTGATTTTTTGATAAACAAGCACTCGCCTTTTCTAGATTTTGAAGAGCTTCGTTTGTACATTTTGTATTCAGTTTTTTTACCTTTATCATCCGTTATGGTAAACCCTTTATCGTAGAGTTTCTCTCTTAACTCTTTATTCTTAACTTCCTTCCATTCCGGATACCTTTTTGGGTCACTAAATTCGTTTTCCTTAAACTCTTCAAGGCTTCGCTTGTATTGTTTTTTATTCTGAATGCGTTCTTGAATCTTTTCTTTCTGTTTACTACCTATTTGCTTATCATTAATTTTCGAATTGAGCTCTCTGATTTCCTTTTCAATATCTTTTATCTTCCTCATAACACCTTTTTGAACTTCTCCCCAACCTTCAACTTTCTGATTGAAACGGACATTTATTAAGTCGTTACTCATCAATTTTTCGCTAGTTTTATTGGGAATCGTTTTCAATTTCATTTTATGTAGTTTCATTAGTTCTAAGCTATAAGGTATCATACCCACATGCTCAAGTTTCAGGTTTTGACCTCTTTTCTCATGTCCATACAGAGCAGCGCCTTCTACGCTTGGAATATATACAGATTGTTTTTTGCTCATTACATTACCCCTTTTTATTAGTAGTTTTTAAAATTTGTATGCTAAATCTGAATGATCGTAGTCCATCTTATCTTCATCGTTCCATTCTCCGTTTTCATCTGGACGGTACAACTCTATTTCATCTAATTCCATAATGGATGTAGAGTGAACGCCCCAAACCATACCATCAGGAGACATAGAATCCATAGTTCCATACTGATAATAAATACGGCTTGGGACAGTTTTCTTGTTCCATGCTTTGTGTGAAATCAATTTGTCATTTACAAGCAAAACTACATCATTTGTATTTTCGATGATTTCACCTGCAGCAACCTTGTTTCTCTCTTCATTCTTTGCTTCAACACTTTCTTTGGCTTTTTCCATATATGGTTTATCTACTGACTTCTTGAACCAATCACCCTTAGAACTCTTCATGATCCGTTTACGTTTCTTGTCACACTCTGCTTTAAAATCTTTGTTACTGATATTTTTTATGTAAATTATGTAATCATTTTCATCTAAGTTATTGTTGTTCAGCCAATTACCAGTATCGAAATAATACTCATCGTTAGAGTTAAAATCAGGCTCACTAGAGCGGTTTTCTTCTGCTACTGGCGTTTCCTTGTCGAAAGGCTCAACGCTGTACTGGTTGCTATCCTTTTTCTTCTGACCTGCTCTTACTTCCTTATCTGTGTAATTGCCAGCCTTACAATAAATGACCTCTCTATCAACAGCATCATTAACCTTCCTCTCAGCAGTCTTAGTTGACATGTCTAAGATGTTTCCCCAACGCTCATAAGAACAAGTAAACGATCCTGCTTTCTTCCACCTGGAAACAATAAAAGTTATGTATAAATCGGTTTTACCTGTCTTACCTTCAACTGAATCAAAATAATCGTATGTAATTTGCTCATGACCTAAAACCTTATCTTCCTTTAAACCTTCGACAAATGTTACCTTGAAAAAGTTTGCACTTGAAACTTCTCGATCAATATTGATTACGGCTTTTTCTTGCAGCGACATTAGATATGTAGAAACACGTTGTCTTCCTTCTCTTGCTCTACTGTGGAAAGGACTGTTACAATAATTTCTGACATACTCTTCAATACCGTTAACGTTTACGTATGTTTCACCTTTGTAATTTGATAACCTTCTTAACACTGAATACAAATACAACTCTTCCACTGACAAGTGGTACTGACTTTTTTCCTCACCTAATACGTTATACAATTTAATGAACATTCTTCGATTCTCCATCCTTTTAAAATTAATAACCAACAAACAACAACAAACAATGTCAAAGTTGGTTTTGACCTTGACCTTTTCTCTTATCTTTTGACCTTCAAAGTGAAACTAAACACCTGACCTATATGTATTGTCTATGTGTATATATAGTCTATCTGTATACGTAGTAATTTCATGTACAATCTGTACACGTTTTTTCAAAATACGAGAAATTTTATGTACAATCCGTACAAGATTTTTCAAAAAAGTATGTACAATCTGTACACGTTTTTTTCGGAAACTATTGCTCACCGTAATTATCCAATGCCTTTTGGAGTTTAGAACTCTTTGCGTATAAGCTGAAAGTATGCCCACTCTTAGGATTAACTGCGACTGTTAGAGGGACAATTTTTGAATGGTGATATATCCAATCAGCCAACTTTCGACTATAGCAGTAGAACAGGTCTTCATTAGTAATCGTTTTATTAGTATCCATTTTTAATTATCGTCTCCCTTTCTTCATCTTTTTCTAATGAATCGCTTTCTAATAAAGCATTGAAAAGTATCTTGTAAACGTGGTGAATCTTCCTTTGCATCTCTTCTGGTGGTCCGTCCTCTTTTCTAATTATGGTGTGAAATGTATATTCCTTTCTTTTTCCCATCTTTTCACCTCCCTTCAATATTCCCAATAAAATGTCCATTTTAATCGATTACAAAAATTTCACTCTTAGCCTTGCATTAGATAATGAATCATATTATAATGAAGTCAGTTCTTGAAATGGCGTATAACATTTATTATCACGTCAAAATGAATTACGCTTTAGAGTATTCACCTTTTTATTGACCGAAAATAAGAGTTAATATTAAATTTTCAAGGTCCGAAACAGTAAAATTATGTAAGAAAAGAAAGGCAGTCCTGTAGCTACAGACTACCTCTTTTTAGTATAGCACAAATTATGTGGTTTGTGTGTATTTTCGTGTGTAAAAAATTTATTTTTTGACTATTAATAGGATCTTCACCTAAGAACTTCCAATTAATCGTCTCTTTCTACTTCGAATTCAGTGTTCGTATGAATATAGTCCATTAACATCTCAATCATTTTATCACGAACAGTGTATTCAGAATCTTCTACTATGTTAACTTCACATTCCGACATATCAATTTTTCTTTTCATTGTATCCCCCCTGATATTCTCTCTTTATCAATATAACACACCAATCCAAAAAAAGAGGTCTCTGAGCCATTCTAGAGTTTATGTATGCCTTAGTACTCCAAAGCATATAGAATGGATATAGGAAAGGCTCAGGTAGCCTTGTAAATATTTCTTAGACTAATCCTTCAAATAGTCTGTTCATTGAAAGTGAATCGGAAACTTTAATTTCAGGTCTTTCAAGCTCTCTTAGAAGGCTTTCCGCAGAGTGGTTAGGGTTAAGACTTATTATGTCGTAAAGTCTCACTGCTCCCTTCTCCACTAGGCTCATGCCTACATCTCGTCTGATTTTTTGCTGTAATAAAACCTCGATAGCATTAATGTTAAAATTTTGGATAAATGATTGCTTACTCACCATGTTCTGTGTCTGCTTGAACATTTTAAATTTGTTAATGGATACTGGAATGTTTTCTCCAAGGAAATCTTGAACGAATAATTTAATGTCCTCTACAGATTGAATGGTGTAGTTAAGTACAGATACATGATGTTCAAAAACTAATCCTAGACTCTCAATAAGTATTTCCTTCTCTTGATCCAGACTTAATCCTTCTACTCCACCAAATTCAGGCACTACAGTAAATGTTTGATTTTTCATCTTCATTTCTCCCTTATTCTTTTTTTTGGTTAATACATAGTATTATTATTAAAAACACTATTGGTTACTTTTTTGTAACAGGAAGTTTATTTTTGTAAACTTTTTTCTAGTTAATCTAAATATATACTAGCTTGGAAAATAATACAACCCCTTTTTATGAAAAAAAGTTTATTTTTTTAAACTTTACGTTTTAAGACAAGTTTCGATAGGGTATAATAGGTGACGAGAGGTGAATTTTATATGGCAATTAAAAGAAAACCAACTTCAATCATGCCTTGTTATAAGCCGTTTGAGCACACTCTTATCAATAAGGGAATCAAGAAGCAAACCCTTCGAGACGAATTAGGCATATCCGGGGCTACTTTTAGTAAAATGAAGAGAAATGAAAGCTTAAACATAGACACAATTGGTCTTATTTATGAGTACTTAGAATGTGAAAGCATTGAAGAAATTGTCCGGTTTGTGCCAATTGAGCCTGAAGAAAGCCCCTCCAAATAGGAAGGGCTTTTATTTTGCCTATATATCCAAGAAATTCATAGGTGAATGTTTCTGATATTTTTTACCGATTTCTTCCTCTGTGAAGTCCACATAGGCTTTTTGAGTTACTTCTGCGCTGCTATGACCTAATATCCTACTCAGCGTTGACCAATCCCCACCATTTAACAAATAATACTTAGCAAAGTTATTACGAAGTTGGTGTGGATGAACACTTACTCCTGCTTTATCTCCAACCTTTTTTAATGCACGTTCAAAATTACGAACATCTTGCTTTGTACCTCGTGTTGTTGGAAACACGTAAGGACTGTCTGAATACCGATCACGATATTTCATCCACCTTTTCAGCTCTACATTCATCTTCCTTGAAAAGTAAACATACCTCTCTTTATTGTTCTTGGGATTCCTAATTAGAATAGAATTATATTGAAAATCAATATCCTCTGGAAGCAGTTCGCATGATTCTCCTGCTCTAATACCCGTATCTAGAATTAATCTACATTGGAGCCATGCCCTATAATTGTGAAAAGTTGTAACGTCAAAGTGCTTAAAAAATCTTCTTAGTTCATCAGGAGTCAATAATTTCTTTTGCTTTCTTGATGGTTTAATTGCTGGAATATTATCTACGGGATTCCTCATTATCTCCTTTTCGTTATAAAGGAAATTGAAAAACACTTTAATATTTCTCAAATAATTAGAAATCGTTGTATCAGATATAGTTTTCCCTAAATCACTTCTTCGATCAGGGTAATTCTTGGTCATTGAAGATTCATTTGAAACCACAGAATACTTACCACGTTCCCTCAAATTTTTAATGTACTGCCTAATGTGAGCAGAACTTACTTTTTCTACAGAGCTAATATCATGTTCTTGCTGTAAGTAAATCTGGAACAGTCTGAGTGATTGTTCGTAACTGGCTAGTGTTTTTCGACTCAAATTTTTCGAGTCACAGTAAAGTAAAAAATTGTCTAGTTGAAATTCAAAATTATCCAT